TGGTGATGATGTTCTCCCCCGCGAGAAAATCTTCGACACACTAATACTATCACGACTGATCGATCCCACACTGCGAGGCCACAGCCTCAGTGCGTGGGGTCAACGTCTCGGATACGAGAAGTCATCGTATGATGATTGGTCTGTGTTTACAGAAGAGATGGGTGTGTACTGCATCCGAGACGTAGCAGTGACCCAACGCCTGTACCAGATGTTGATGTCTAAGGTTGATGATACACTAGATACAGCAATCAAACTCGAGCATGACTTCGCGTGGGTCATCAGCTTGCAAGAACTTCATGGCTTCCGTCTTGATGTTGAGTCCGCCGAAATGCTGTCAGCCGAAATGCGGCAGGAAATGGTGGACATTGAACGTGAGTTGCAGGACGTGTTCGAACCCAAGACGATTGAACGCTGGTCCGAAAAGACAGGCAAGCGTCTCAAGGATAAGGTCGAGATATTCAATCCCGGTTCACGTAAGCAAATCGCGGAGCGTCTGTTCGATCTGTATGAGTGGAAGCCTTCGATTTTCACACCCGCTGGGTCAGCACGTATCGACGAGAAGGTGCTGTCAACATTAGACTACCCCGAAGCAAAGCTTCTAAGTCGTTATTTCTTCTACCAAAAACAGATATCCCAAATCTCTGAGGGTGACTCTGCGTGGCTGAAGAAGGTAACGGACGAAGGCTATGTCCACGGTGCAGTCAACACTATCGGTACGGCTACGTCGCGCTGTTCGCACTTCGCACCCAACATGGCGCAGGTTAGTAAGAAAGACCCGCGTATGCGTCAGGTCTGGTTACCTGACGAAGGGCATGTGCTGGTCGGTTGTGATGCTGATGGTCTCGAACTTGTGTGCCTCGCCCACTACCTCGGAATGTTTGATGGTGGTCGATACACTGACATCATCTTGAATGGTGACAAGGCGTCAAAGACTGACGCTCACAGTATGACTGCCAAGCTTGTGGGCATCAGCCGGGATGCGGCAAAGGGTGTAATTTATGCTCTGATCTACGGATGTTCCGATAAGAAGCTTGCTGAAATGTTGAAGGCTGCTGGCAGTCCCATCAAGTCTGGCAAGGAAGCACGGAAGAAACTTAACGATGGTATCGTTGGCCTTGGCAAACTTACTGATATCGTTAAGAAAAAAGCGGAGCGTGGTTACATACTTGGTATCGATAAACGTAAGGTTCCTATTCGGTCCCCTCACAGTTCGCTCAACTTTTTGTTGCAGAGTTGTGGCGCGGTGCTGATGAAAAAAGCTTTGGTCCTATTCCACTACGAACTCTGCCCAGCGCAGGGTCTCGTTGAGAACGACAGACCTGTCGGCTTTCACTACTGCGCTAACGTCCATGACGAAGTTCAGTTTACCTGTCCAATCGGTATCGCAGATCAGGTTGGGTCACTCTTCGCAAAAGCAATCACACTCGCTGGTGAACGCCTCAATCTGAGGTGCGCAACCAGTGGGTCTTATGCCATTGGAGCCAGTTGGCTCGACACACACTAGGAGCCAATATGACTACAGCGTTGATCGACGCCGACATCGTCGCCTATAGAGCGGCGGCAAAAACTATGAGTGATTTCGACGGGGAGTTAGTCGGTGACCCCAGAGCTGCAATCGCGCAGTCCGAAATCATTCTCGAAAGCTGGATGCGTCATGTCAAACCTCTCAACATTATTATGTGTTGGTCGTGCGAGACGCGGAAGTATTTCCGCCATGACATCTGGCCTGACTATAAGGGCAACCGTAAGGGAGAGAGACCTCCCTGTTTGCCAGAGGTGACAGCATATCTAAAGGATAAGTATCGATCAGTGATTTATCGTGGCCTTGAGGCTGATGATGTCCTTGGCATCCTTGGTCAGTCCACAACACTGGTCAATCCGATAGCTGTCTCAATTGATAAAGACATGCAGACCCTGCCGATTAAATCCTTCAACCCAGACAAAATGGTTCGTCCGTTGCGTATGAGTGTGGGGATGGCAGATCGCCTGATGTTCACCCAAGCCCTCACAGGTGACAGCACCGACAACTATAAAGGTGCTTTAAAAATTGGACCTGCAAAGGCTGCAAAAATCTTAGACGCTTGCCGCCCGTCCGACATGTGGTCGGGGGTTCGTCAGGCTTTCTTGGATGCAGGTCACGATGAAACCTACGCCATCACGATGGTCCGCCTTGCACGTATTCTACGCGCTGATGATTACAATGAAAATGGAGATGTAAGACTATGGTCGCCAACAACAACTACTACCCAATGGATGACGCCGTCAGCCCTGAACACTATAAGTTCAACAATGGTATCGAAACCATCGACTACATCCTCGCCGTCTGTGCCGAACTTGACGGAGACGAAGCAGCCCTCGTTACCAACATCCTCAAATATGTCAGCCGCTACCGAGGCAAAGGCACTCCCAAGCGAGACCTCCAAAAAGCAGCATGGTATCTCGAAAGGCTCCAACAAGAAGTCTACGAAAAAGAAGTCGAAAACTACGGACAAGCGGAGGATGAGTGATGCTGATCAATCGTGAGAAATTGTACAGGGAGTTTGCCATCGTGGCAGAACACCCGCTGGATGTTGAGTTAGACATTGAGGAAATGTTTCGACGCTTTCGTTTTCTAAACGAAGAAGTAAGTGAGGTACACGATGCCATCACACAGTTAGCAAAGTCGAAGACAGAAACTGTTGATCTGGTTGCTCACCTTCTTAAAGAACTGGCTGACGTGCAGTACACCCTTAGTGGTTTCTGCGCGACCTTCGGCCTCAATTTGGATGACGCATTTGTGCGTGTCCATGAATCTAACATGACCAAATTTAAACCAGACGGACCCACCTACAATGAGGACGGGAAAGTTATGAAGGGGCCAAACTATCGCCCACCATTTTTAAAGGACTTAGTTACATGAGAACAGTATCCACCCGCGCCCAGATCATCACACGGCGTACATATAACCGACCACTAAACACTGAAGGAACTGAGTTCGAAACTTGGGATCAAACAGTAGACCGCGTACTGTCTCATCAGCAATGGTTGTGGGAACGCTCTCTTGGTTACAGTCTTGGAAACGCAGAGCATGACGAACTGCAACAGTTGGGTCAGCTTATGCGTGAGCGTAAGGTATCGATGTCGGGACGCACGTTGTGGCTGGGTGGCACAGATGTATCCAAGAAGCGTGAAGCTTCGATGTTCAACTGCTCATTCACAGAAGCAAAGACCGTCAGTGATATTGTCGATATCCTGTGGCTCCTACTTCAAGGTGCTGGAGTTGGATTCATCCCTGTCCCGGGCACGCTGAACGGTTTTAAGAAACCAATGGAGATTGAAGTCATTCGATCTACTCGTACTGCGAAAGGTGGCGAAGACACCAACACTGAGACGTTCTACCCTGAGACGGGTATCTGGACTATACGTGTCGGTGATAGTGCAGAAGCTTGGGCCAGAGCCGTTGGTAAACTGGTGGCTGGTAAGTTCTCAGCAGATAAGCTTTGCATCGATCTAACTGAAATCCGCCCAGGCGGTGAACGCTTGGCTGGCTATGGCTGGATTAGTTCTGGTGACGAAGCCCTCGCCCGTGCCATGACAGCAATCGCTGAAATCCTGAACAAACGTGCGGGTCAGTTGCTCAAGACAATGGACATACTCGACCTAGTAAACTGGTTGGGTACAGTGTTATCGTCACGCCGATCCGCTGAGATTGCTTTGGTGGACTTCGGCTCTGAAGATTGGGAAGAGTTCGCATCAGCAAAGGATGAACACTGGATCGACAACCCGCAACGCGCTCAGTCGAACAACAGTCTCATCTTTAACCAGCAACCAACCAAAGCTGAATTGACTAACATTTTTCAGTTAATGGTAGCGGCTGGTGGGTCAGAACCGGGCTTCATAAATGGTGAAGCAGCGCGGGCCAGAGCGCCGTGGTTCCGTGGCTGTAATCCATGTGCTGAGATTTTATTATCTGATAAGAGCGTGTGCAACTTATGCGAGATTGACCTGTCGAAATTCGTAGGTAACTCACACGATCTACACGAAGCTGCTAAGATTGTGGCACGGGCAAACTATCGGCAGACTTGCGTGAACTTTAATGACGGTGTGCTGCAAGAAGCTTGGCAACAGAACAATGATTACCTGCGTCTGTGCGGTGTGGGCATAACTGGGATCGTGTCGTCTGGTATGAATGCATACGACTATAAATCACTCCGCAACATAGTGGTTCAAGCTGCCTAC